GAATTACAAAAACAAGTACTTGAAGTGTGTAAAAATACGAGTAATATGAATATAAATAATAATAATAATAACAATAATAAAACCTTCAACCTCCAATTCTTCTTGAATGAACAATGCAAGGATGCCATGAATATCAGTGACTTTGCCAATTCCTTTGATCTACAACTCTCCGATTTAGAAAGCGTCGGCGAACTCGGTTACGTGGAAGGGATCACCAAGATTATGGTAGATAAACTCAATAGCATGGATATTTATAAAAGACCCATCCATTGTAGTGACGCCAAGAGAGAAATCATTTATGTCAAGGATGCCGATGTCTGGACCAAGGAAGAAAAAGACAATCCCAAGCTTCGCCAGGCCATTAAAAATGTCTCTTTTAAAAATATGAAATTGGTTTATAATTGGAGTAATGCTTACCCTGAAAGTAAAGATAATCAAACAAAGTTAAACGACAAATACATGACACTCGTCATTGAATCCACCGGCGGCAAAGGACCCATTCTAGAAAGTGAAAATAAAATCATGCGCAAGATCGCCAAAGAAATCATTATTGACAAGAGTGTGAATTAAAATAATATAAATATAAAATTACTTTATATTTATAAAGATGCCTAACATTTATATTGACTATTCAAACACAATCATATATAAAATAACATGCAAAGATACTGCTATTACAGACGTATATGTAGGACATACTACAAATTTTGTTCAACGAAAGTACGCACATAAACTAAGTTGTATTAATCAAAAATCGGTTAATTATAACTTGAAATTGTACAAAGTCATTAGAGAGAATGGGGGTTGGGATAATTGGAAAATGGAAATTATTACATTTTTTGAATGTAAAGATCACTATCACGCTAGAAAAAAAGAACAAGAATATTTTATTTCCTTAAATGCGACTTTGAATAGTATTGAACCTTTACCAAAACCAAAAGTTATTGTACCTCTTGTTAAGATAGAAGCATCAGCAGTAAAAACAAAAACATACAATAGTTCTCTCAAATTTAAATGCGATCTTTGTAAAACTGAAACCGATAACAAAAAAGATTTCAATAAACACTTATTAACCAAAAAACATCTGAAAAAGGAAAACCCTGCACAATATGAGGATACATCAAAAGAACAACCACCGATTCTCACATGTAGTAAGTGTACCAAATCGTATGAGACTCGTTCCGGCTTGTGGAAACATCAGAAAAATGGGTGTGTAATTAAGAATGAATCTAATGCTGTTATTATACCTGAACCACAACATACCTCTTCTAATGAAAACACTCTACTCACTAATCTTGTATTAGAAGTAGTCAAAAGCAATAATGAACTACAAAAACAACATTCTGAATTACAAAAACAACATACTGATCTACAAAAACAAGTCATTGATTTACTTTGTAAAAACAATAATTCAACTGTATTATAAAATATTAAGAGAGAACCCTCATTTAATATTTTAAATATAATTATTTATTTTTATTTATTTGTTTATTTATTTGTTTATCTGGTGCCTCCGCCCTGGTGCTCCGCCCGCCGGGTTTCGGGGTGGACTGGGACTGGGTTGGTGGGCAGGGTTTCGGGGTGGACTGGCCCGGCAGGCGGAGCACCAGGGCGGATGCTACTGTTAATCCACTTTCTTTCTGTGCTTTTATTTATTGTTATTTCTCTCTTTATTTTCATTATAAAGAGAGAAATATACGGTTTTAATTACATTATTATATTCGGAAATGGGTTAGACATTATTTATTTCATAAATATATAAAATGGAAGCGCAAATCTTGCAAAAACGTGCAAAACAATACGCTTGTGAACTGTGTAACTTCACAAGCGGTAACAAAAATAACTATACATTGCATTTGTCTACAAAAAAACATTTAGATAACAAAAACGGTGACTCAATACAACAACTATCCACATATAATTGCACACAATGTCAAAAACAATATAACTCCCGTAATGGTCTTTGGAAACATGCAAAAAAATGTGTTATTCCTATACACGATACTTCTATTCCTGAACCCCAACATACCTCTTCTAATGAAATCACTCTACTCACTAATCTTGTATTAGAAGTAGTTAAAAGTAATAATGAACTACAAAAACAACATACTGATCTACAAAAACAAGTCATTGATTTGCTTTGTAAGAACAATAATTCAACTGTATTATAAAATATTAAGAGTGAAACCTCATTTAATATTTTATTTATAATTATACTTATTTATCTGCTGCATCCGCCCGCCGGGGTTCGGGGTGGACGGACGTACACTACAATCAACCCTCTTTCTTTCTGTTCTTTCTCTCTTTACTTTTATTATCAAGAGAGAAAAACACTATAATCTAATATATACCTTAGCCGGAAATGGCTCACAACCTGACGCAAGGCTTATAAAATAAAAATAGGGTATTTTAATATCTATCGAAGAAAATTCTGAAAAAAAAGACGTTTTTGGGTCTGGCGGACTTTTTTCAAAAAAGGACATTTTTAAAATGTCCAAAAACCAAAAGGGCCTTTTAAAACTGCAAACTTTTTTTTTGAAAAAGTGATTTTCCTTGGAGATGCTCTGAAAAATCATGAAGAGCAAAAATATTTGTGATGATACACAAAATCTTATAAATTTATTTTATAATATTACATACGGTTTAGGAAATTGCTTTTGGATATTGTGGATATTTTGGATATTTAAATTACTATAAGATAATATTATTATTATAATATTATAATATTATTATATAGTATTATACGATGCCTAAGACTGACATAGACTACTCAAATACAATCATTTATAAAATAACTTGCAAAGATGTTCTGAACACAGACGTATATGTAGGACATACTACGAATTTTGTACAACGAAAACACGCACATAAACAAAGTTGTATCAACCCCAATTCTGTTAATTATAAATTAAATTTATATGAAGTCATAAGAGCGAATGGTGGATGGAATAATTGGAAAATGGAAATTATTAATTTTTTTGATTGTAAAGACCATTATGAAGCAAGATTAAAAGAACAAGAGTATTTTATTTCCTTAAATGCGACTTTGAATTGCATTGAACCGTTTACAAAACCAAAAGAAAAATTGCAAGTAAAAGAAAAAACAATTAAAGAAACTTTTAACTGTGATACTTGTAATAAAACCTATAATAGTAGTAAACTATTAGAAGACCACAGTAAAACAAATAAACATTTGAAAAGAATAGACTGTCCAATACTATCTCAGGAAATTTTCACTCATATTTTCAAATGCGAACAATGTCGTATTGAATGTTCCACAAAAAATGATTGGGATAGACATTTGTTGACTAGAAAACATAAAAAAAATATTACTGGACTTCTGGACATTGACATTCCGCATCAAATATTCACATGTAAATGCGGTAAGAATTTTGCAAATAATTCTGGTTTATGGAAACATTCAAAAAAATGTAATAATAATAATAATAATAATAATAATAATAATATTAATATTGAAATTAAAGAAATGACAGAACAAAAAAATTTTGATAAAGATATTGATTTAAAACAACTTGTATTAGAAATTTTTAAAAACAATAATGAAATGCAAAAACAACACATTGAATTACAAAAACAAATACTTGACGTCTGTAAAAATACGAGTAATATGAATAACAATAATATGAATATTAATAACAATAACAATAATAAAACCTTCAACCTCCAATTCTTCTTGAATGAACAATGCAAGGATGCTATGAATATCTCAGACTTTGCCAATTCCTTTGACCTCCAACTCTCCGATTTAGAAAGTGTCGGCGAACTCGGTTACGTGGAAGGGATCACCAAGATCATGGTAGATAAACTCAACAGTATGGATATTTATAAAAGACCCATCCACTGTAGCGATGCCAAGAGAGAAATCATTTACGTCAAGGATGCCGATGTCTGGACCAAGGAAGAAAAAGACAATCCCAAGCTCCGCCAGGCCATTAAAAATGTCTCTTTTAAAAACATGAAGTTGGTTTATAATTGGAGCAATGCTTATCCCGAAAGCAAAGATAATCAAACAAAGTTAAACGACAAATACATGACACTCGTCATTGAATCCACCGGCGGCAAAGGACCTATCCTAGAAAGTGAAAATAAAATCATGCGCAAGATTGCCAAGGAAATCATTATTGATAAGAGTGTGAATTAAGATTATATAACTGTATAATAATATATTAAGAGAGAAA